GAGAACCAAGGATATGCAAAGATTGAAGTTCTTACACAAAGTCCAGCAACGTCTGCGTTACATGGGATATAACGGAACTTGTTGTTGAATCTATCATAGGTGTACTTATAACCACTATCAAAGATTGCGTAAGATGAAGATCCAAGTGGTGAGAAGAATTTAATAATATTATCTGTTTGAGTATCAGAGTTGGTGATAGGAGCACCATCTCTACCAACTCCTTGAAGAACGTCTGCTCTATGTGGAGAAATAACAGCAATACAATCTTTTCTGTTATTTGCGATAGAGATCAGATGATTTGCTTTTGCTTGAGACTGAAACTTGTTTGTCAGTCCAGGACCCATGATTAAGTAATCAACTGCGATCTCTTCTTTGTTAGCAAAAAGATTATAAGAAGTAAATAGATCTCCAAGTGTCGCATTCATTCCCTTTGTTGCGGAATAATCAACACCACCACCAAGAGAGTAAGTTACGTTGCCGATAGAACTAAACGTTACATCTTGAGCAACTTGGTTCCATTGTCCAGCACCTTCAGTGACTGGTGTAAATCCTGAAGAGAATTCTTGGGCAATTGGGAACGTTCCGTGATATGTGTCTGGACCTGTTGAAGGATTATCTCCAACATAGACATAAGCCGAGAAGAGTGCCAGATAATCCTTCCAGTAAATTCTCGTAGGAGCGTTGACTGCTGAAATAGTATCAGTTGCCTTGGAAAGACCTACAAACTTCTCTAACAGATTTCCTTGAATTCCTGTTACCGAACCAGTGTCATCAACAACAACTACGTTGATGCCATCGTTTTTGCCGTTTCTATCAGTTACATAACCGTTACTGATTGGCTTAGGTGCAATTGAACTCCAGAAAATTGTAGTGTTTGTAAGATTCAGAGTTTGTGAATCGTACCAGTCTGCTACGGTTGTGATTGTAGAAACTGTTGCATTACCAGTTGCAATTCCAGAGTTGTTGTAGAAAGCTATCGAATCTGATGCTTGGAAAGATGCATTTGAATCTCCCATAGCATATGAGATAGGATACTCAACTCCATTATCTGTCGTTGCTGTAGAAACCCTTGACAGAATCTTAATATCAATTGAGCTGCTCCCAGTTGTAGAAGCGGTGGAAACACCAGTGATGATACCCTTGATGTATCCATTAAATCCTGTGGTTGAACCAACACCAGGAATAACAGCATTTACGAGAGGAGTCGTTACGCCATATCCGATAACTGCACCAGCTGCACTTGGATCGGTGGTTGTAATTCCGATTGTTTGGTCAGCTTTGTCGTCAATAACACAGATCTTCAGGTCATTTGCCCAAGAACCAGGATTCTTTGCTGCAAATACATAATTTGCAATGTCGTCTGCGTAATTCGCTTCATAATCATCAAAGTTCTTAATCTTCAGAACAGATGTGTAAGCAAAACCAACACCTGCGTTTGCGTTATTAAGAGTTGTGCCATCAGTTCTTACAACTTTAAGAACACCACCATATGAAAGGAATGAGGATGCACTCATCCAGTATTCGTATTGGGCATCTGTTGAGAGTGGCTTACCAAATACGTTGATAAGTTCTTGTTCTGTGGTGATGTCAATTGCTTCGTCAACTGGACCAATTGAGAAAGGACCCGCAATTGCTCCGATATTATCTAAAACATTATCAGCTCTTCCTACAGTTAAGTCAACCTCTCTGACGAGTACGCCTGGAGATAATTGAGGAGTCGCCATGTTTTTCTCCTGATACTTCAGTTTAACTGAAAATATTTATGAAAATGGACTTTTTGAATGGGGAAACAGTGTATGAACAACTACCAATCAGGATATTCCCATCTATCGAGAGTTTTTGCAGACATTCTACTGACAATTATTCTTTTTATTGTACAATCCTTACACTCATAAGAATAAGATGATGGCACTTGCCCCCTATCTTTTCTTGTTCTGTAGAATCCGTCAATAAGATTTTTTACTTCACCACAAACCCTACACTTCCTATCATTAAGAAGTAGATGCCCAAGTTTAATCTGACCATCTAAATCCATTATGACAAGTACTCCCACATATAAGCTCTATCACCATACTCATCGGTAAACCATCTGTCCCCATCAGAATCTACAAAACTACTAGTATCTAAACCATCATCAATAAATCCAAATGGCGCCATGTCTTGTTCAATTTGGTTCTTCTGTTCCTCATATAGTCTCTTACGAACATCTTGATCTGTCAGTTCTTTAAAGTAATCTTGAGCAACTAACCACGCATAAATGACAAGACACATTGCCAAGTCATCATTACATCCCTCTTCCGCTTCAAAGGAGTTGTGTTTTTGAATGAAAGTGGTAAGTTCTGAAATAATCTCATAATCGTTGAAGATAAGTTTATCTTCTTCAATCATTGTCTTGAGATTGAGAGATCCAACTTTCTTTACAGTCTTGGACATCTTAACACCAAGTTGAGTTTTCTTACCCGAAAAACCTTGTCCAACAATTTGACCAGCTCTACCTCTCATGGAACACATCAGAAGATTTTGGTACTCCAAGTCATATTGAAGGATTGACGCAACCTGATCTCCAATATCGTTGACTTCACAAAGAATATAAGCTCCGTTGTAATTCTTGGCTACTTCCCAGATAATATTGGGAAACAGCATTGGTTTAATTTCATTGTTTCTGTATTTCGCAACTATTTTATGGGGGAATGTTGTAATATCAACGACAACAAAAGCAGAGTAATCTTCACTCACACCTCTAGCCACATCAACAGTCATTAAGTAATCGTGGTTATTTTTTACCTCTTCATAAACATCCAATCCAGCACTCTTTTTGATTGGACTATCATAAACAAGAGTTCTAAGTTTACTTGGAGCAATCAGAGTATCAACGGATCCTAAGAACTCGCATTCAAACTCAACTTTGAATTGTGACTCTGAAGTATTTGCAATCGTCTGAGCTTTCCAAGCACTATCTCTACCAGGAACTTCAGACCAATGAACGTCTGTAGGAATATATTCGTTCTTCTTCTTTTCAGCATCATGCCACATTCGGTAGAAGTGATTCATACCGTGTGGAGTAGAAACAATGATTACTTTCGTGCTTTTACCAGAAGTAATAGTAGGATAAACAGATGCAAAGAAGGAATCTGCGATATGGTTTGGAACGAAAGCGAATTCGTCCAAGAAGAGGATATTGAAAGACATGCCTCGGACAGCACTTGCAGACGTAGAAGCAGCCAAAATCTTTGATCCATTTTCTAATTCCAGAGAGCCTTTATTCCAAGACACGATACCTTGTTGCATCCACTTTGGTAAGTTTTCATAAGCTGTCTGTAACCTATCCAGGAGCTCCCTGGCGGTTGCTGCTTTGTTTGCTAGGATACCAATATTAACATTGTCATTAAACACCGCATAATGGAGTAGGAAAGATACCACAGTGGTTGACTTACCAGTCTGTCTTGGCATCTTACAGATATTAAATCTGTGGTTGTGGAAGTTATTAACTAACTTCTCCTGAAAGGGATACATTTGAAAAGGTTGTAGTCCCTTATCAAGAGTAACGATCTTCACATAGTTCTTTGCAAAATATACAGGATCTTCCTTACACTTTACGAACTCAATGATTTGATCTTGAGTAAACTCAATCGGTGTATTGGCTTTCTTTAATAGTGGATTACCAAGATATACATCACTCATAATTTAATAAATTTCCCTCCATTGAAGTGCTGCAGCAACTGAAGCAGTAGCATTACCCGTAGTAGTAAGTGTTCTTACAACAAGAACATAAATTTCAGAATTCGTTGAATTTATATTTTGCACAATAATATTTTTCTTTGCCTGACTTAATGATCCAGAAGCAACTGGAGAAAGTGAGTTTTGTGATGCACCAGAAGGAACATAACCTGATGCAAAAACATCACCATCACTATAAGTTGTTGCATCAATGCAGTACTCAACACCACTATTATCAGAAGCAGAAGTCCAAGTTAAAGTTCCTGCATTACTCAAATAAGCAGAACTTGGAAGTTTTATAACTTTATAGACAATACTATTTGTCTCACAGAATAATGAAAGATTATTCAATTTAACTGATATTCTATTTGGATATCCTTGGAAGGTATTTTTGAGACGAATGGCAACCAAAGGAAGTTCTGTTCCTGCTGGTGTTGGTGTGGTTCTTGTAGTGGTCATTGTATAAGCAAAATCAATACCACTTTCTACATACCCACCTTCCGACATCACAGAAGAACATATCTGATCAAATGATGCTCCAATACCTACACCAGTATTTCTGATTTCACAACGAACTGGTAGGTTTGGATTTGAAATGTAAACTGTACTTTGATAATTAGAATGGTTAAATTCATGTGCGGTAATGAGTTGTCCATCGTGAGCAAAACCACAACGAACTCTACCAACACCTAACCATTGAAAATCTATAAATGCCAGTTGAGTTTTCGTAATATCTAAATTAAAACCAGAAGTTCCTGTTCCATCACATTTATCTTGATTCCATTCCGATTGTGGAATTCTAGTTTCTGTAGCAATACCACTTACAAAAGATCTAATTACCCAATTATTTGTTCCAATACCGGGATTTATTCCATCAGAAGTATTAACTCCAACTTGTTCAAAATAAATTCCATCTCTGTCATCAAAGTATCCAGTTCTTTTAGTAGCATTCTGTTGGGGTGCATAAAAATTAAAAGAACTATAAATTAATTGACCTTTTCCTGGTTGATAATGGTGATAAAACTTTGTTTGGTGAACACTAAATGCGGTTGTTCCAATACCAGTTTGTAATCTCGCACAAGCTTGATTTTGTGTAAATTTTACTGTTGAACCTGCGCCAGAAACACTATCTAAAAAGTTTGGGTCAATTGCATAAAGGTGTTTATAATCACCAAGAGTAAAAAGTTCAGAAACTCTACTTCTACCAAATGCATCAACTGCATTTGTATCTGGGTTGATAGTAATAAGAGTGTCTGATGAAATACCTACAGTTCCAGTAACTGGAAATGGATTTGTGGTGCTAACTTGAACACCATCACTAGTTGCTACATTAAAAACCTCAAATAGAGATCTTTCTTGATTAAGAAAGTCTTGTGTAGTCTTATTCCACTGAGCCATTATTTACCTCAAATCCAATCTAACTTTGCTGGATGATATCTTTTATCGTCTGTTACTTTAATAGAACCTTTTGAGTTCTCTTTAACGTATATATGTTGGACAATAGAACCTGGATATTCGTTCTGAAGATATTCGGTAAGTTCCATTTTTGAAGGAACACCACTCTCAGTCACCATAGAAATTCTGTGAAGATTTCCCATATAAACAATATCAGCAGAGAATTCTTCTGAATGAGGTTGTGGTTCTTGGGAAGATCCACCTACATTTAAGGTTCCGTTGAAGTCACCGTTAATGGTAATACTTTCAGATAAAAACTGTTTGAAGGATTTCATATCAGCAGTTCCAAGCTCTAAGGGACTTATTGATTCTGCTATCAGGATCGTTAGCAGTTTTGGATGAAGTAAGTTTCTTCTTCATTCCTTGCATTCTCGCACAGAATGACTTTCTACGAGGATTACCAACTTCCTTTGAAGGTGCTTTGAGATCACTTCCAGGATTCTCTCTTTCATATGATTTGCGACCTTTCTCATTCAAACCACCCTCTTTATTTTTTCCTTCCTTACGGGTCCAAGAAGCACTCTCAGTTTGTAGGAAAGGTTCGCCTGGAGTATATTCTGCAACGTGGAATGATTGGACTCTTGATCCGGGATATACTTTCTCAATCTGATCCTGAACATCCTTTCTGGTTGGAGTGGAAACCTGAGGA